TACCATTAGTACCATTAGTACCATTAGTACCATTAGTACCATTAGTACCATTAGTACCATTAGTACCATTAGTACCTCCAGTACCATTAGTACCATTAGTACCATCAGTACCATCAGTACCGTCAGTACCATCAGTACCGTCAGTACCATTAGTACCATCAGTACCATCAGTACCATCAGTACCATCAGTACCATCAGTACCATCAGTACCATCAGTACCGTCAGTACCATTAGTACCGTCTAAACCGTTTAGACTGTTACCAAATAAGTCAGGATCTACATTTAAGTTACTAAAGTCTCCACTTAGTAAAGCATTAGCTATGCTGCTAGGAGACAATAAGTTTGAAAAAGAACCACCACCGCCTCCACCTCCAATTTGTGACAAAAAATCAGAAACATTAGACTGTGTAACAAAAGGATTAGCTATGTCTAATACAAAATCTGGAGGCTCAATATTTACAGAATTATTAATGTCAAGAGGCGGAAACTCTGGTGGTTGTAAAATTGTTTCAGGTTCTACACGTAACTCTGGTGGTGTAAGAGGACTAAATTCAGGATCTGGGTATAGACTATCAAACCTATTAGGATCAACAGTATTAACAGGATCTGTTAAATTAAGAATGTTTACATCAGCACCTGTACCAAATATCTCATTCAAAGTACCTTGAACACCAGCTAGTTTTTCTTCTAAGTTTTTTATACTAGCTTGTCTAGCACTTCTACCTCTTGGAGTAGTTATGCTTTTAAGTCTTGCTATTTCTGCATTAAGACTATCTGCTTCCCTTTGTAAACTTTGCGTAGCTCTATTAAAACCCGTTTGACCTGTATACGTAGGTTCCAAAGGAACTAAAGAATTGTTAGGTAAAGACTCAAGAGTAAACTGTGAATCAAAAGAAGGAAACAGAGGAGTTAAATTTTCTGAAGTTATATTAATTGAAGGAGCAGTAAGGTCATACTGAGTATAATCATTAAAATCAGGAAGTGTAGTATCAAAAGACAACACTGCATCCATACGTGACTGAAGCTCTGGATCTATAGGATCTCCAGTACCTGTAGGATCTCCAGTGCTTGTAGAATCTCCAGTACCTGTAGTACCTGTAGAATCTCCAGTACTTGTAGTACCTGTAGAATCTCCTCTGTTAATATTTGATATTAAATCTTGACCAAGAGATATGCCGCCACTAAGCAAACCCGCTGATAGTGGATCTCCTCCAGTTAGCTCTGCAATAGCTGCTGCTGAAAGTCCTTCAAGACCAGCAGTTCCAAAAGCACCTAAGTCTGCTCCAGATATAAAAGAGTCTGAAAAAGTACCTAAACCTCCTGTAATAGCCCCTGTTAAAGGATCACCGCCCGTAAGAGCCGCTGTGCCAGCATTTGTTAGAGCATTTGTAAGTATGTTACCTGCTGTTCCAGAAACACCTGACGTTAAGCCTCCTACTACTGGGCCTAGAGCAGCACCGCCAAGTGCTGACGTAGCCAAGCCTATAGCTAGGTTGTTTACTAAGCCAAGAGTATCCCCTAAAGGATCATCTTTTACTTCTAGTGTTCTAATCTCACCAAAAGTAAAGGGGTCATACAGGTAAACAGAGCCGTCAGCACTTGCTCTAAAAGGCTTTACATCATACTGGTTGTATAGTGCTTGAATCTCAGGATTCTGTAGGTACGCTTGCTCAATAGCATCTTCATAGTCTAGCTTATCTATAAACTGCAAACGTGCCATCTCTTCAGCCATTAAAGGCTCAAGACGAGATTGGAACTCTTTAATCTCCCCTAAAGAACTTGACGTATGTGCTGAAAGATTACCTTGGAACTTCCCTAGTTCTCTAGGAGCATAGTCAGGTGTAGTGTATCCGCTAATAGTTGGTTTGGATACTGAGACACTACCGCCTTCTGCATAGTCTGTGTCTACAATACCCTGGCCTGCTAACAGTTCGTTAATGAACTGGTCATAGTAATCCCCTACTGTATCTATGTCAGATACTGTAGTTCCTTTGCGTAATGCGTTGTAGTAACCAGACAGATTAGCAGTCTGCATGTACTTATTTCCTTGTCTTCTCAAATGAACGCATTGCACCTAAACCTAACATGCCCATAAGTACAGGCATCATAGTCTCTAGTGGCACTAAAGGTATAACAATGTCTATACCCGCTAAAGCCAACACAAAGTTAGAGAATGGAATTGTGATAAAGTTACCAAACATGCCTAGTCCACATGTCCAGCCAATGAAGGGTCGCCAACCAGAAACAAATAAACTAGAGCTTCCTGCCTCTACTTTGTTTACTTCTATTTGGCCTTTAGCTAACTCTTGAGCATGACGCTCAGACATGGTAGCAATCTCGTGAGCCAAAGCATTCTTCTGGTCTTTGTCCTCAATAAACTTATCAAGTAACCCTGTTACTGGGCCGACCAAACTAGCTACTATGCTCATACTTAGCTACCTCAATAAAACTAGGGGCCACCGTAGCAGCCCCCAGTTAGATGGTTATTACTTAGGAACAACCAAAGTTACACCTGACTCAGGACGCAGTACGTTGCAGCCGTACAGAGTATCTGAAGTAAACAGGTTAGCCAAGAACTCTTGCTTGTACTGAGTCTGAGAGCGAACACCCAGTTGTTCAGCCATTACAATTGCATCCTTCTGAAGCAGCAAAGCGCCCAGAGAGTCTACAGTTGAAGCAGAGTTAGCAGAAGCAGTTTCAACAACAGGGCAGTTGGTGCTAACAAATACGTCAATGCCGTACAGTTGCCCAATCTGACCATTGGTGACTTGACCGTTGTTTACGAAGTCAGAGCTTACGTAACGATCAATACCCATGATGGTGTTGCGAACTGAAGGAGGAATGATGAAGCAACGGTTTTCCATTGGTACATCAGCATCGTCCAGTTTCTGAATTAGACCACGGAAACCAGCGTCAGTAAATACGTCAGCAGGGACAACCGTGTCAGCCGTGTAAGTAGACAAGCCGTTAGAAGCGTCTACAAAGAACGTACCGCCGTTGTTCAGGTAAGTTGTAGAAGACGTACCAGAAGCACCAAGGCCAGTAGCCAAGCTGTGCAGGTCGGTATCAACTTGCTTCGCCAAAGCGTAGCCAGCATCTTCCGTGTAGAACTGACGCAGTGAACTAAGAGCCTGTACGTCCGTAATGTCTTCAATCAAACGTGAGTATTCAAAGTGCTTGTCAATAGAGATCTGCACTTCACCTTCCGTAGCGTTCTGAACCGTTACAGCAGTGTTCTCAGCTTTAGCGTGAGCGTCACCACGGACAGGCTTAGGTACATGGATGGTGTCACCCTTCTTGCCAGCCATAGACATCTTCTTGACAAGGTTTGCCAATACGAGGTTCTTTTGGTAGGCTGCAACAATCTCGTCACTCCAGATTTCTGGAATAAAAGTAGCTGCGCTAGTGTTGTCAACGAACCCGCCAGTTGCGGGATATGTGGAATCAGTCATAATAAATATCTCCTAAGATATACTATCTGACCCGTTTCTCTGCGTATGCCTTCATAATCTCTGGTTGTAGAGCAGCATAGCGATCAGGGTCGGTTCTCATAAGGTTAATAATGTCTGCGCGTCGGTAGATCTTCTTAGGTGCTGATTCTGTACTGCCACGAGCATTGCCTGTGGAAGCTGCCTTAACTGCTTGTTTACGGGATTGCTCCTCTACAGCGGCAGTCTGCTGTACAATGTTCTGTCGCTCTTTCCATAAGCTAAATAGCTCATCAGCGGCTTCACTATCATACTGCTGGTCTGCTGCTACAAACAGCTTAGTCCTAACATTAGATGCTTTAATCCACTCAGCAAAGTTAGTATCTTGCAAGATTTGCTGCATATCAGGGTGCTTACGTTGTAGCTGTGATAGTGCAGTGCTTGCTTTATACTGTTGCGTTACGGCTTCAGCTTCCTTAATCTTAGGGTGGTTTTGAATAGCCCTATCTACAGCCTTATCAGGGTCTGTAAACCAATCTACTTCTTCGTCTTGTTGGGGTGCTTCTTTAGTATCTTCTGTGAGTTGTGTCTGAATATACGTATCAACAACCTTACGTAGCTCACCTACTTCAGAACTCTGTCGGCCCAATAGCTTCTCAGCTTCTTGGTGCATCTGTACAAGTTCTTCAGCAGACTTACCTTTGTACTTGTCTGGGATCTCAGGTTCCTGGGGTTCAGGAGTTTCCTGTTGTTCCTCTACTTGTTCAAACATTTGTAGTTGTTGTTCGTTCTCTTCTTGAGTATCCTGACGCTCAGGTTCAATAATCTTAGCCATTATTAACTCCGTACCTTAGTATTGTGGAGATGTTTAGTATGAAGGTTCTCTAGGAGGTTTGCCTTCGTTCATGTGCCATGTGCTGCTCTCGTCGTTTAACCCATCTATCATGTGCATCAGGGAAGTCTCCACTAATGCCTTCAAGGTTAGATCTCACTGGAGAGATAACACGTTTAGCGTCCAAGCCACAACTGCACCTAGAAGTTGTAACATCAGACTTAACTAAATCTTCAAACAGTTTGCCACAAGGACATCTAAAATCAAACAGCCTCATCTACAGACTCTTCTGATTCTGCTTGTTCATGGGCGTTATCAATCTGTGTTTCAAGATTTAATACGGTTGCTAGGATAGCTAACTGTCCCTTACGGAAGTTCAAGTTATCATTATCCGTAGTCATTTCTACTGAGTTGATCTGTACAACATTACTTTGTAAGTCAGAGATTAGCTGTTTCCAGCCTTCTGATCTAAACATAGCAAAGTAATTGTTAAAGTATGTTTCTAACTCTTGAGTCATAGTATTTTGCCTTTGTTAAAGAATACTGAATGTACTAAAAGTACCTATATATTATATCATACTTTTTTACATTTGTCAAGTGTTATTTTGTTAAATATGAAATTAAAAGTGCTAGGCACATAGGGACTAAAAACACCAGTACACCTATGACAGCACCTATCTCTCTAACGTCCTTCCAAAACTTCTTCTTAGCTGCTATTGCTCTAGCTAACTCTAGTTGTTTAGCCTTCCTAGCTTCAGCCATTGCAAGCATAGCTTCTTGATAAAGTTGTCCGTTACCACTGACTGTAAAGAGATCCTTAATCTCCTTCATAGTCTCTTGTATTTGTTTCTTAGCTAGTGCAGCTTTGACAGCATCTCCTTCAGATAGTCCGCCTTCATTCTGCGCTCTAGCTAACTCTACCTCTGCACCTCCAAGAGTAGATAAGAAAGCAGAGATACTTGAGATGTCGTTGGTAGTCTCAGCTACACGCTTAATAGCAGACGTAGCAGCATTGACACCAGCAACAATTGCACTTATCTCTGCAATCACCGTCAGCGGCCCCTACGTCCACCTGTTGCACGAGGCTTCATGTTCTGACGCTTCTTAGCTTTAGCTGCTGCTGCTCTACCCTTGGGGGTGTAACTGTACTTCTTTCCGCCTACCATTGGCATTTTACTTTCTCCTTGATTTTGCGCCAGAACACTTCCAACGCTTACGTGATAAGTTATTAGGTGTGTTAGGATCATTCTGCTTCTTTTTAGGAAGTCTTTTCTTAATACCTAGCGACCTAGCACAGTAGCTGTCGCCCTTACTGGTTCCCGGCTTTACTCTAGGGCCACCGCCTTTAGCATTGCCTGCCTGACCGTAAGAGACTCGCCTACCACTGGAAGTCACTTTTACTTTAGCTTTACCTTTACGTGGGGTAGCCATTACGCCGCCTTCTTGTTCGGTAGTTTCTTAACATTCTTTGCCTCTAACTCTTTAATTTTAGCTTCTAGTTCATCAAACTTCTTGTTGACTTGATCTACTATCTGAGTTAGCTCTGTACGTGTTACGACCATCAATTTATCCTTGTTGCAGTCTAAGGGGTTGACTTGGTTGTTGTTGAGGTTGATTCTTTAGTTCAATCTCTTTCTCTTTCAAGAATGTCTGAGCAATCTTCATACGACGCTCAAACTCCTTGTCCTCTTGGTCGCCTGCCTTCAGGTTAGCTGTGACTGCCTTGATCTGGTCAATCTGTAGCTCCTGTGGTGCAAGCTGTGTCTCTACAGCAATCTTCTGCGCTCTAGCACTAGACTCCTGTGCTTGACCGTTAAGTGCTGCTGTCTGTGACTGCTGGAAGGCCATCTGTGCCTGTGCAGCCGCTTGTTGCATCTGTTGTTGTTCAGGTGTAGGTTGTGATGCTTGCTCTGCCTGAGCCAACTTAGTCATCAGTTCTTCACGGTTAGACAGGTTCATGTTGTCAATGATTGACTGAATCAACGTGTTGTACAGTGGAGATTCTGCTGGCATGGTTTGCAACAGTTGTACAAGCTGTGTTACTTCGTACTCACGAGCAATAATGCCTAGAGTAGACGTAGTGTTAAACTTGTAGTCCTTGACAGGATAGTTCTCTGGGTCAAACTGCATGTAACGACAAGCAGCCATCTTGACAAAAGGAATCAAGAAGGACTGTTGGAAGTTAATCAAGGTACGCTTGTGACGCTTGATGATTGCACCAAGGGACATACTAATACCAGCAGCCGTAGCATCACCGTTGATACTGCCGGGAATACCAGCGGAGTCAATGGCGCCTGTAGACATCTGAACCATCTTCTGTAGTTCTGCTGCCTGTGCAAATGTAATTTGACTTACTTGACCAAAGTTAAATGGGTTGATGACAGACTTAGGGTCGCCATTGGTTAACAAAATCTTACCGGGGCGTACTTCTGGACGAGAGCCTCTAGGAAGGCGTGTAGCGTCCATAGCCATCATTGGGTGTACAGTCAGTGCTAGAGCATCAATACGGGCACGAAGCTCCGTGTCAAGCGCCTTCTGGCTGTTGTAGCCCTTCTCACACACACCACGTCCCCAGAACCTACCGGGAACTACATCCCAAGGGAAGGCTACTACAGGGCGATCCTGCATCATGTATGGGTTAGCTTCTGCTTTTAGTAGGATGCCTCCATTAGCCACAACCACAATAGCTTCAACGTAATAGCTGGCATCTTCATCGTTCTCTGGTTCCTCTAGTTCAACATCAGCAATGTCTTCGTCATCGTCAAGCAGTGCTTCTTTTTCACCAATCTCTAGCAAGTAACGAGGCACAAGACCGTAGTATTTGGTTAAGCGTACCTTGTCTTCATCGTAGCTAGTTAGGTCTTGATCTGGCTCTAGGTCGTAGTCACTAGCCGCCTGACCTACGTATACGCTCCTGTAGACACCTTCTTCCTGTAGTTGTTGTACCTTGTGTCGTGGCACAAACTCATCCACAGCAACGCCTATAGCGTCCTGTATGGAGGTTGCTACTGGGTCAATTAGGAAGTTCTGTGGCAGTACAGGGCGTAGTTTAACTACTGTACGGTCTGTGACGTTAACACCTACTGCTTCTAGCTGTCCGTCCATAATAGGCTGTGTAGCAGGAGCCATCTCTTTGACTTCCTCTAGCACTACTTCAGCTACACCAGTACCAAATACAGCACTGTTGATAAGACATTCACCTACTTGCTTGCGTATTTGTGTCTTCTCAAAGTCTTCATGCAGTTTAGTGCGTAGATACACAACATCTTGTGCTTCTGCGTCCCCTAGATCGTCAGTAATGTCAAAATACTTACCACGACCAAAGGTTGCTTCTTCAATTTCTGCTACACTAGACTCTACAGCCTGCTGTAATGCGGGTGAAATGATACGTGAACGCTCACTTTTGCGCTCCATGTCCTCTGCTGCCCAGATTCCACGCCATAAACGGTAGAATTCTTCAAATCTTTCTGAATAATTGGACTCATAGTGATCTCGCCACGAGTCACACTTAGCCATTACCCAGTTTTCTAGGTGTTCGTCGCTAGACAGAACGTCATTGTCACTGTAATCCATAATTTTTAAGCCGTCCTTGTGCTACGGGTTTTATTTGCTATCTTTCTAGGCTGCGCTGAGTGCTGTCTACCAGCCTTAGTGTCTTGTCTTTTCTTTCTGGTAGTAGCTGCGTACTCTTTTGCAGACAAAGACTTGATTGCTTTTGATGGTAAGTAGCGTTCTCCAGTAGCTTTAGCTCCCTGAGTGCTAGGCTTACCTGACTTTGTACGCCACTTTTGTTTAGTCCAGTTTTTTAGAGACTGTTGTGGCTTTTTTAAGCCTGACGAGCTAGTCCTAGTCCTTCGTTTAGCTCCTTGTGCCCTAGCTCTAGTGCCTGCTCTAGTACCCATTTGTATGCACCTGCTTTAATCCCATGTTTTAAGTTCCTTACCTATCTTGATTCTACCGTAAGGGTTGCGTCCTTCAAACTCTGAAGATGTCTCGTAGCCTAAAGCACTGTCTACGTACCATGTATCCTTTTGTACTCTCAAGCCTGTCCAGACAATGTCTGTAGAGGTTTCATTTAGATCGTTAAACGGAGTACCATTAGGTATACTTGAGATGTGTTCAAACTCTCCGTACCATGTGCAGCCTTGTAATAGTATTAGTACAGGAAGTAACTTAACAAGTGAAGTCATTACGTGTATCCTCCACCCTTGGCTTTGTATTCTTTTGCCAACATCTGGGCTTTCCTCGCTGACCATTGTCCAGCCCTGCCACCTTTTGAACCTGCTTTGATTTTATTAAATAGGTTCTTACGCATAGTGGGTTTGGTGTAGTTACCAGCTTCATTGACTCTTGACTTAGGTTTTTGTGCTTTAGCTCTAGTGCCTGCTCTTGTTGTCATGTTAATATCCTGTTACTGCGTCTAAGACCTCAAGATCATCAATCTCAAAGTCATGTAAGTAGGCTTCCCTAGACAGTTGGTCTGTGTATGCTAAGGCATCCACAAGGTCATCATGTGTCAATACATCAGGAAACTGAAACAACTGGTCTAAAAATTTACTGTTCCAACCGCCCTGAGCTAAAGTAATTCTACCGTTTTCAAATTTACCTTGTAGAGCAGCCATAATTCTATTAGTTTTATTTTTATTCCCGTGAGTTAATTCCTCAACAACAAAAAATATACCATATTGTTTCATTAAATCTGTTAAAGGAGACATAATAGCTTGCTTAGCTATACCTTTTTCAATACCTACACTAATGGGCCTGTAGTCTCTAACAGCCTCAAATATTTTTCTAGCTGTCTCTGGAAAGTCCCAACGACCATAATTGATGTTTTCAACATACCAGCCATCTTCATTTACTTTTACAATAGCAATAGCTGATTCATCTAGTTTACTATTTTTACTTCTTGCTTTTGTTTCTGGCTCAAAACCAGCTAAGTCAATGCTTATGTAGTAGTCACCTACGTCAGGTGCTTTACCAAACTTAACCCACTCCTCCTTGAACATCTCTGAGCCTCTAGCTTCAAAGGATGCCATAAACTCTTGACGGAATGCGTAGGATGACATAGACTTCTTAGCTAGGTCAATCTCCTCTGGGTCTAACAACTCATTGTCATAACTTGTAAAGTGCCATGCAGTATAAGACTCATCGTCCTCTAGCTCTGCGTACTTGTACAGATCGTAGAAGTGATTACGCCCCATAGGTGTACCAATGAACAGTGCAGCACCCTTTTGGTCAGCCAAGGCAGGTCTAAGGATCTGCTCAAAGACCTCAGGCTTCATGTCGGCGTACTCGTCCATCACTAGGAACTTTAGTGACACACCACGCATAGTCTCTGGTCTGTCAGCACCCTTCAGTGATATAGTAGCGCCATTGACTAGTTTAATCTGTAGGTTGTTTATGTGTGCGTTAGATACAACAGGGTGCGCCAGCTCCAATAGTGTTTGCCACATGATGTCCCTGGCCTGTCCTTGTGTTGGAGCTACATAGAACACATGGCCTCTGTCTGCCTGAAGAGCGTTAACAATTAACATCCAAGCAGCTAGTCTTGACTTACCTGTACGTCTACCAGCAGCTACAATCTTAAATCTAGTAGGGTCTTCCCATACTTGTTGCTGCCAATCCAGTAGTTGTATGTTAAGATCAGTCATAGAAATACTTGACCACTAACTCATCCAAGTCTTTCTCTTCCTCACACTCATACTCAACATCTAACTCAGGATCTCCATCCCAGTTTAGATCCTCTTGTTGTGCTAAGGTCTTCTTGTACTCTTTGTTAGTAAGCACTAACTATACGTCCACATTACAGGTGTATCAGTAGCTCTAATGTCTACATGCACAAAACCTCCAGCAACACCAATACCAGTAAAGCCTAACTTAATAGCATTCTTTACTATAGTGTACCTTTGTAAA